CGGCGGTGGATTAACATATAAGAATAATCTATCAGTAACAGCAGGAACTGTATACCCTATTCAAGTTGCGCGGATTGGCGTCAGCAACACGCCTGAGGACTTACCACCTTCTTTCTTTAACAGTGAAACGTACTTGTTTGCTGCCAGTGGCGGAAGGGGTACCGTAACTACCTTTGGCGGTTATCCGGGTGGTGGCGGTGGCGCTGCAGGATATTCTGGAAATGGTGGACCTGGCATATTTGCAGGAGCAGGTTCACTATTTGGAACTGGTGGTGCAGGTGGAGGCGGTGGAGGAACAGTAGGTGGCCAGGTGTCTTGGTCTGGTGGGTCGGGCGCTCCGCATTATGGTGGCGCTTTTGCCACTTATGGAAATGGTTTCACTGGCTCGGGAGGTGCAGGTGGTGGCGGTGGTGCCGGCGGTGCCGGACCAGGTGGTGGAGGTGCTGGTGGCGGCGTGGGAATATACGGTGAAGGCGCGAGCGGCACTGGAGGTGCGTCTTCCGGTTCAGCAACAACTGCTGGACAGCCAGGCAACCCCGGGTCAAATGGCGTCGGTAAATTGTATGGCGGCGGCGCCGGAGGTCCGGGTAGTCCTGCACTTTGGCAACCAGGCGGCGGAGCTGTTAGAATTATTTGGCCAGGCAATTTACGTCTGTTCCCTTCAACTAGAACAGCCAACGAATAATAAAATGTTAAATATACAAAGATAACATAATTAAAAATACCAATGAATTTTCCACCTAGCCCAGCATTAAATCAAACTTATACCTTTGGAAATAGAACATGGCAGTTCAACGGAAAAGCATGGGTTGTTGTGGGCAATACCCAAGGTTATACTGGTAGTTCTGGTGCATTTGCTTCGATTGGATTTACTGGAAGTCAAAGTTTTACAGGTTCATTTGGTTATACTGGTTCATTTGGAGTTACCGGGTTTGTGGGAAGTTCTGGAGCATTTGCGTCTATTGGATTCACTGGATCAATAGGAGGGATAGGATTTACCGGCAGCAGAAGCTATGTAGGTAGTCAAGGATTTAGTGGTAGTATTGGATTTACTGGTAGCCTGGCCTTTACTGGTAGTTTTGGATTTACTGGCAGTCAAAGTTTTACTGGTAGTTTTGGTTTCACTGGTAGTCGAGGTTTCACTGGTAGCGGATTTACAGGTAGTCAGGGATTCACTGGTAGTCAAAGTTTCACTGGATCATTTGGTTATAGTGGTAGTCAAGGATTCACTGGTAGCCGGGCATTTACTGGTAGTCAGGGATTTACCGGTAGTCAAAGTTTCACTGGTAGTGTCGGATTTATTGGATCAATTGGATTCTCCGGATCACTAGGGATTTCAGGATTTACTGGTTCTTTAGGAGTTACTGCTACCACTGTTGATCTTACACCAACTAGTTCCGGTGCAACTGGCACAGTAACTTTTGATTTCACACAAGGTGGTGTTTTTTATCTAACTTCACCGGCAGCTAATTTTACACCAAACTTTAACAATATACCAACAACTAACGGTGTTACCACAGTAGTTGTTCTTTATGTAGCTCAAGGAGCAACTGCACGAACTCCTACAGGAATACAAATTAACGGTGCAGCGCAGACTATAAGATGGAGCCAAGGAGTAACAGCAGTAGGGGTTGCCAATCAAACAGATATGGTTTCTTATTCTTTAGTAAGACTTGCAGGATCATGGATTGTATTCGGACAATTCACTACATATGTCTAAATAAAAAGGATTATCATGCCAAGAGCAGCTTCGTCAGCAGGTTTTGATTTTTACCTACAACCATTCACAGATCCAGAACCCGAATACTACGGTTCCACTATGATATTTCATCAGGCGACTGCACCCACTGGTTGGACACAAGATACCTCGGAAAATGACATAGGCCTAAGAATAGTGTCCGGAACAACTGGCGGAACAGTATCAGGCACTAGGTCATTTACATCAGTTTATCCAGCAAGTGGATTTCCTGTCCAAGTTTCAGTTGCCACGGCTCCTATTGCTTCAACTGGTACTGGGTTTACTTCAATTGGTACTGCGGGCCTGCCTATCCACACACATTCGCCTACTGTAACTTCTAATACCTTTCCTGGTGCTAGTAACCCACTGGTCTATGGAACAACGAATGTCCCGTCCACTAGACCAGTATTGGCCTACGGTTGGTATTATGGTCGAGAATCAGCTGGAACTACATTTCCTGCAACTCCTCCCGGTTATCCTGCTCCGGGAGCCTCGCACAATCATAATTGGCCCGGTGCCGCTGGCGGCGGATTCTTTACTGCAACAAGTCCATCTGGATTTTCAATTAGACGCTTGGATTTTATAAGAGCAACTAAAAATTTTGCATAATGCCAATACCATCTATTCCATCCAGTAGTATAACCGTTTTTGTTCAACCCACAGCACCTGTCGGCTGGACAAAATTAACTACAGATGACGACGCTGCTTTACGAATAACCAGTGGCACAGTGACCGCAGGCGGACTTTCAAACTTCAGTACAGTTTTTACAGATAAACCTCTTACAAGTACAATTTCTGGGACTAGTACAATTCCCATATCAGCGACTGTTGGTCCTGCTACTCTGTCTTCATCTCAAATGGCAGTTCATAGACACCTTGATTGGGGCCTTCCTGGATCAGGAACTTCACCTTACCCTGTCCATCCAGGAACAGGACCAGGCAGATCGCCTTTGCCGGTATTTTATGGACCTAACAGCACTCCTGCAGGACCCGCAGGTGGAGGTGGATCCCATAATCATACACTTTCTAGCTCTGGTGGAGTTGATTTATCTCCTACGCCTCTTCCATTGGCACTGAGATATGTTGACGCAATAATAGCTCAAAGGAATTAATTATGGGGACTCAAACATTTCCTTCTGGTACAATAATTCCATTTAGACAAACTGCTGCGCCGGTGGGCTGGGTTAAGATTGTAAGCAGTACTGATAGTGCTCTTAGAATTGTTGGAGGGGCCGGTGGCGGCGTAGTAGATACTGGAAATTTCTTTTCAACTCTGCATCCAGGAGGATCAGCAGGATGGCCTTGGGTAGTGACTTCTCCGGGATATTCACCGTCAACTTCAGATGGCACCCTAGCAGAACTTCCTAACCATTCACATCGAGTTAATTTAGGAGCTCCTAACAGCAGCTTTAATGGCCCCACGTTTGTTAACAATAACGTAGGTCCGGGTATTGTCATGACTCTCGGTGCTGGAACTGGTCAACCTGACGGCGGCAGTCTTACAAATGGCGCTGATGGAACTCATTCTCATACAGTCACAGTTGGGGTAAACGGGTCAGTTCAATTGCCCGGTTGGAGCCTTAAATATGTAGATGTAATCATTGCATATAAGGTTTAATTTTTTTCCTCTACATACTTTACAACTATAAATATTTTTATAATATAGGAGTTTAATATGGAGTTAAAAAGAGAAAATTGGTGCCCTCTTATCAAAAAAGAATGTGTTGGACTCAAGTGTGCATGGTTTATAAAAATAGAAGGCTATGACACAAATACAGGAAAACGGGTAGACGAATGGAATTGTTCAATGGCATTTTTACCTATGTTATTGATTGAAAATTCTGGGCAGCAGAGACAAACAGGTGCTGCGGTAGAGAGTTTTAGGAATGAGATGGTAAAAGCCAATGACAGCAATATTAAGGTCTTGGGAGCAGCAATAGCTGCGGGTCTTCCCCTAAGAAATGATACCCCTGTAATTAACATTAATAAAGATATTAAAAATTATAATGATTAATACTGATAGAATTACAATTATTGTAGATGATCTTATAGTAATTACTGATATTTGTAGTTATCAAGGTCTTGATTTTTCAGATTGCGGGGTGCCCGATGATGTTCATGCACTTCAATGGTTAAACGGTGTTGGAGAAATTGAATATCGGGTTATAGATAATAACAAAAAAATGAACGAAACAATTTCAGTTTTACCTCCATGGGGGGTAAAATGTTTAGAAGCATGGCAAGCGGCATACGACGCAAATCCACCTCCAGTATATTATTCAACAATGTAAATTAATTAAAATGAATAAACTTTTAGAAAAATCAAATTTTATATACATAAAAAATTTTATAAGCTCTGAGAGATCTTATGAATTGGCCAAAGAATTTATTAGATTTACCAAAGAAAATAATATCAATAATGATAACCAAGTACAAAATTCATCAGCGCATTATAATCATATCGATTTTTTAGAATTACTATGTGAAAAAACTCCCGAGGTAAGTAAATTTTTAGGCGAAACTGTTTTACCAACATACTCCTATGCACGAGTCTATAAAAATGGGGCAACTCTAGAAAAGCATACAGATAGAAATGCCTGCGAAATTAGTCTTACTATTAATTTATCCGGTGACGAAAGCTGGCCTATATGGATTAAAACTCCCGACGGTAAGGAAGTTTCTTTAGATTTAGAATCTGGAGATGCCATGCTGTATCTTGGATGTCAAGCAGAACATTGGCGAGAACAATATCGAGGTAAAGAATATGTTCAGGTATTTTTACATTATGTAAAAAGTAGAGGAGAAAATAGTTGGGCAGTATTTGATAAAATTCAAAATCCGCCTGATGATGTAAAGAAAAAATCTAACCAAGTAGCAGAGCCCGAAAACAAACAATCTGAAGATAGTAATAATCATATCGACTTTCTTAAAGAATATATCTGTATTTTTGAAAATGTAGTGTCCGACGAAATATGCGATTTAATTTTAGCAGAATACCAAGATAGTTCTTTAGAATGGCGTGCCACCGCAGTTGGCTCAGACAGCACAATTGACAGATCTATTAGGAATGCTGATGTAATGGGAATTTCGCGTCCTGAGATCATACAAAAAAATCCGGGTGTTAGACAAATAATAGATAATAAAATATGGGAGTGTGCTAGCAATGCAATTCAGTTGTACAATAAAAAATGGCCTATGGCAAGTATTGAACAAGATAGTGGTTACGAACTTTTAAGATATAACGTAGGTTATTTTTATACACAGCATTGTGATCATTTTAAGGCACAGCCGAGAACAGTGTCGTGTTCTTTTGCGTTAAATGATGACTACGAAGGTGGGGAATTTGCATTTTTTGATAAAAAATTGAAATATAAATTAAAAAAGGGCTCAGTTATTATGTTCCCTAGTAACTTTATGTTTCCACACGAAATAATGGAAGTTACAAAAGGCACTAGATACTCCGTAATTACATGGTTTGTCTAACCTCTATAAAAGAATAAATATCTCTATAACTAGGAATACTCATGCGAGCTACTGAAATAATTAGAGATCTGTTAGATATTATAGAAAAAATAGACGGTGAATCTCAAGAGGAAATTGCGGTAGTTCAACCTGCTACTGCCAATATCACAACAGCTATTGGTCCGGATCAAAATAGATTTAAACAGATTGTTGATCTATTGACACAACAGCATCAAATGTATGCCAACAGTCCAGCTGAAGTAGTGGCCAGCATAGACAGCGTTACAGTACATGCGGGCGGCGGCCTTAATGGTCCTAAAAATCCCGCGGATATCAGAGCCGACAGTGTCGCAATGTATCCAAACTTCTCAGCCCAGAACAAAGGACAAACACAATGAGTCAGTATTACACAATCACCACCCTTGCAACTACAGGTACTAACAAATATACAACCGTAGCATTGGGTGCAGGTACCGTAACAACAAGCACATCGATTACCGCTAGACGAGTATTGATTACTAACGGAGCAAGCCCTGCATTTATAGCATTTGGGGCAAACCCAGTAACTGGTGTTAACGTTGGTTTTCAAATTCCTGCAAACAGCGAAATGATTTTTAATTTTAAGTCAGGTGACAAAGTTGCCGCTGTATCAGCAGCCGCTAGCGCAATTAGTATTTTAGATCTAGATTAATCGGTAATATATGGTAGCTGACATTCGCACCACAACCACAAACTACTTTCACTCTACTGATCCTAATCTATTAAACATTCATAAGGCAATGGACTATAGTGCGGCAGGTGAGCCACTATTACGAGTAAACAATGTAGGCGGAGTCAGTTACAATGACGCCGGTAACATCTCAGCTAGTATGGACGCATTTGGCCGTATGCGTGTCAGCAATCCCTTTACCTTGTTTGACGGTTCTCTACGTTATAGAGATGATGAGTTTAGATGGAATCAAGTAGATACAGGTGCAGGCACTAGCGTATTTCAGCCCAACGAAAGCACCATGTTGATGACAGTGTCAGGCAACGGTGATTCAGCAGTGAGACAAAGCAAACAGGTGTTTAGCTATCAACCCGGTAAGAGTTTGCTAACTATGACCACATTTGTTATGAATACTCCTACTACGGGCCTGCGTCAGCGTGTGGGATATTTTGGAGCACAGAACGGTGTGTACTTTGAAGTAGACGGTGTTGACATCAATCTTGTGATTAGAAAATACACAGGCGGCACAGTAGACGACACTAGTGAAAAAATCAATAGATCAGCATGGAACGGTGACAGAATGGATGGTCAAGGCGGCCAACACAACATCAGCGGCGTTACTCTAGATGTGACTAAATCGCATATCTTTTGGTGCGATGTTGAGTGGTTGGGTGTAGGATCAGTGCGCTGTGGCTTTGTGATCAACGGACAATTTATTGTTTGCCATATATTCCATCATGCCAACATATTTGATAAGGTCTACATGACTACTGCGTCATTGCCCGTTAGGTATGAACTAACTAGTACAGGTGCCGCGGGCACTATGCGAGCCATATGTAGTACAGTGATATCAGAAGGTGGCTACAGCAATCGTAGTCAAAGCAGAGCAATTGGCACCGGTCTGACCGGAAAGAATCTTACCACAACAGAATATCGTCCATTAGTTTGTATTAGGCTGAAGTCTGCCAACATAGACAGCATTGTAGTGCCGACCAAGTTTGACCTCTACGGTCTACAACTGGCAGCGTTTGGCTATCGAGTAATATTAAACCCTACACTGACTGATGCTAGTTGGACTACAGCAGGCGACAACAGTTCAGTAGAGTATGATTTATCAGCCACAGCATTGACTGGCGGAACAGTAATAGACCAAGGTATTTTTGTGGGATCTAACAAAGGTGGCGCAGCTAGTGTAAGTGGCAACGAAGTAGATTTTAGCAATCAACTGGGTCGCACTATCGCAGGCGTATCAGACATATGGTGTTTGGCTGCTATCGCCACTACTAACAACGATGATGCAGTAGCATCTGTATCATGGCAGGAACATGGATAAGTAACTATATGAAAAAACTATTATTAACCCTATTAATCGCAGCGTCAGCAATGCCCGCATTGGCACAAAAAACACCAAAAGGTGCAACATATGACGCACAAATCATCCGCGTAAGCGACGGTGACACTATCGTCATCTCTGCACCTTTCTTGCCAGCACCGCTGAAACCAGAACTGGCAGTGCGTATCTTTGGAGTGGACACTCCTGAAAAAGGACACAGAGCACAGTGCCCTCAAGAAGATCAACGAGCACAGTTAGCCAGCAAGTTTACTACACAGCTAATCCAACAAGGTGGCAAGATTCAAGTTACATTGTATGCCTGGGACAAATTTGGTGGCCGTGTACTAGGTGACATCATTGTAAATGGACAAAGTGTTCGTGCTGGACTAATTCAAAACGGACTGGCACGTGAATATTACGGTGATGCTAAACAAAGTTGGTGTAATTAAAAATATTTCACTCAAAAACAAGGACTCTGGTTGAGTCCTTTTTTTATCTATGCTATTATATACGTAGATAAGTATGAGTGCTATGAAACAAATCAAAATTGCTATTATCGATGTCATTGGATTACCCTACGATGGCACGACGTTATATAAAAAGGGCATCGGCGGCAGCGAAAGCAGCATTATCAGTGTATCAAGAGAACTGGCAAAGCTAGGATTTTCTGTTACAGTGTTTAATGACAACAACAAAGAAGAAGCTGTAGAAGGCATCTACGATCAAGTTGAATACTGTGAAATTCGCAGGCTAAAAGAACGAGAATTTGACTTTGATATTGTTATCAGTCAAAGAACTGTTATTCCTTTTACGCCATCGCATCTCTATGATCAAGTCAAGCAGCCGCCGCCACGAGATCATGACTTTGACACTTGGCGACAAGTTCAACGTCCTGGACAGTTGAAAATTCTTTGGATGCAGGATACGTTCCTTTGGGGTGATCACATCCTAGAGGAACTGGTAGTCAAAGGCTATATCAATGAATTGTTTACACTAAGTGATTGGCATACCAATTATATTACCAACAATCAACATGGTCCCCGTAGAAATTTTGAAGTATTAAAAAACAAAATCTTCCAAACACGTAACGCAATGAATCGTTGGATCGAATGGGTTGATGTAAAAGCCAAAGATCCATTTCAGTTTGTTTACAACGCCAGCGTTACCAAAGGTATGGTTCCATTATTGGAACATATTTGGCCCAGAGTCAAACAAGCAATACCTCAGGCTAAATTAAAAATCATCGGTGGTTACTATCAGTTTCCCAATGAGCCCTTAAATGAAGCAGGACATACTGTACTAAGACTTCAGGAAATGTATAAGAATGATGCCAGTGTAGAATTTACTGGTATTATTCCCCAACCGCAGATTGCAGAAATTGTGGCCAAATCATCTTATATGATTTACCCTGGCGCATTTCCAGAAACTAGTGGAATTGCAACATTAGAATCTATTAACTATAACACTCCTGTGTTGGGCACTAGATTCGGTGCAATGGAAGAAACTGCAACAGAAGCAGCCAGTTATATGATTGACTATGCTGTAGTTCCCAATGGGTTGTTTCCAAACATCGATCCGGGTCAGCAGTTTGAGAAATTTACACAGATGGTCGTTGCTGCTGTAAACAATCCTTATCTGCATCAGCAAAAACAATATGCCTGTAATGCTGTAAAAGATGTCAGCACATGGGATACTGTAGCTGTTCAATGGAAACAACATTTCTTTTATAAGCTAGGTTTAGAATTATCCAAGGAAGACAAGGCTCGTGCCGATTGGATCAACTATCGTGTTCACAAAACTTTTGGCAGAAAGTTTATGAACCCGGAAGAAATTATTATCCCGCAAGTAACAGTACCTGTACATCAAGAAGGCGCTCGAGTACGACTGGCTATTGTAGACATTCCTGGAATGAGTTACGACGGTGGTACGTTGGATCGAAGAGGTCTTGGTGGTAGTGAAAGTGCTGTTATTTTAGTTGCAAAAAATCTAGTGAAGATCGGATTTGATGTAACAGTGTTTAACGGTTGTAATGAAGATGACAGCGCACCTGGCACATATAGCGGAGTTACATATAGACCCATTACCGACATTGCCGATGATCCTTGCAACTATGATGTGGTAATCAGTTCAAGAACTGTCATGCCATTTGTTACAGAACCTTTCTATGAATTAAGGATCAATACTGCACGACAGTATCCTTATGACATGTTCAAACGGTTAAGAGAAAATGCCAAGTTTAAAGTATTCTGGATGCATGACACATTCAGCTGGGGTGACGACACTATCGAGGATCTAGTTATCAGCGGTGCTGTAGATGAAATCTGGTGTTTAAGTGATTTCCACACAACTTATGTGACAAATTGCAATCACGGTAAGCCTCGCAATTACGAAGTGTTACGAAAACACATGTGGATCACACGTAACGGAATTACAAAATACTTTGATAAAGTTGATCTAGATAAAAAAGATCCCAACTTGTTTTTCTTCAATGCAAATATGAGCAAAGGACTGCGTAGTCTGTTGCATGTCATTTGGCCTAGAGTCAAACAGTCTATTCCCAAAGCAAGACTAAAAGTAATAGGCGGATTTTACAAGCTAGGCAATGCATTTGCAGGTGATGATCAAGAAAAGCATTTTAGAGATTTAGTTGGTAATTCTATCAATGACTCTAGCATTGAATTTACCGGAGTAATCAGTCAACAAAAAGTTGCAGAAATTTCTGCAGAAGCTAGTTATTTTATATTCCCAGCAGAATTACCGGAAACTTACGGCATTAGTACCTTAGAAAGTCTGTATGCTAACACACCGTTGATTACCTGCAGATTTGGTGCATTGGAAGAAACTGCAACTGAGCACAGCTGGATGATTGACTATGCAATAGTGCCCAACGGACTATTTCCACATATCAATCCAGAAAAACAAGCAGATGACTTTGTCAAGTTAGTGTTAGATGTGCATAGGAATCCAAAAGAATTGCGTAGACGTCAAGAAGCACTCGATGAAATTAAGGACCTAGTAGGTTGGGATGTCACTGCATTACAGTGGAAACATCATTTATATTCCAAATTAGGTTTGCATATTCAACGAGGCGAATTTCAGCGAAGCAATTATTTTGCAGCCAAATACAATAAAATATTTGGCAGGAAAACATCTGGACCTGAATTGTGGACTTGCCCTAAAATTTCAGACGAGAAAAGAATAGTTGTTATCAGTCCGTTCTGGAATGCTGCACCTTATATTGCAAAGTGTGTTGAAAGTGTTGCAGCACAGGATTATGATAACTATGTCCATTATCTAATAGACGATTGTTCAGAAGACAATGGGCTTGATTTAGCAAAAGAAGCAATTGATTGTTTGCCAGATACATTGAGACAAAAATTTGTTTTAATTAAAAATCAAACAAGAAACGGCAGTGCGGTAGCTAATCAAGTTACTATGATTAAAAACTTAGAGCTCGACGATGATGATATTATAATGTTGCTAGACGGCGACGACAGTCTTGCCAACAGAAATGACATTTTCACCTATTACAATGAACTGCATCAAGATGCTGACTTTGTCTATGGGTCTAGCTGGAGTATGGTTGATAATATTCCGTTAATCAGTCAGCCCTATCCTCCAGAAATCAAAGATTCTAAAAATTATAGAAACTATCGATTCAACTGGAATATGCCTTATACACATTTGAGAACTTACAAAGCTAAGTTAATTAAAGACATTCCCGAAAGCGAATTCAAAGATGAAAATGGTCAATGGTTCAAAGCTGGCGGCGACAATTCTACATTCTATAATCCATTAGAACAGTGTGATCCTGCAAGAATATTTGTTAACTCAGATATTGTGTATAATTACAATGACATTAATCCTTTGAATGATTATAAAATCAACGGTCAAGAACAAAATAAGACAGCAGGAAAGATTTTAAACAAAAATATGAAAACAATAGAACAGATTCCGCAAAGAAGAGTTGAAGCTGCTACCAAGCTACAACTAAACACCATGCAACCTGTACCACCACAGGTGCCCAAGAAAAGAATTCTCATTGCTATTCCTAACAAAAATCTAATTGAAGCAGAAACTTTTAAAAGTATCTACGACTTAGAAATACCAGATGGATACGAAGCAGAGTTTCAATATTTTTATGGATATCAAGTTGAACAAGTTAGAAATTTAATTGCAGACTGGATTGTCAAGGGACCTTATGATTATCTATTTGCAGTAGATTCTGACATCAGTTTTCCAGCTGACACATTGAAAAAAATGTTAACACATAACAAAGACATGGTGACAGGTCTTTATATACAGCGAATTCCGGGCAAGCATTGCATAGAAGTTATGAAAAGAAACGAACATGGTGGCGTAACTCATGTTCCTTGGGAACAACTAAAAGGCAGGGGTCTAGTTGAAGTCGACAGTTGTGGATTCGGCTGTGTTCTAATCAAGAAAGATGTGTTTACCAGTATTGAATATCCTCACTTCCTTTATAAAAGTGCATTAGATCATCAATATACAATCAGTGAAGATGTATACTTTTGTCTAAAAGCTAAGGCTCAAGGAAAACAAATCTGGGCGGACACTACAATTTTGTGCGGACATCACGGTTCATGGACATTTAGAGTAGAATAATGGCACAACAAATATACTTAAACGCAAGAGAAACACAAGAATGGCCATGGCATCTAAGACCCGAGGTAATAGATGCCGTGACAGGACTAAAAGCCAATAGAGGTGAGAAATTTAGTCTTATCGATGTTGGTGCGAGCCACAATCCTTTTAATAAGGAATTTCTAACTCACACGTTTGACATACTGCCTACTAGCTTTGAAGGAGTTCACGGATTTGTAGGCAATATGAACAAGTATGAAGATTGGAAACCTTTGCTAGATTATGTCGAGCAACACGGGAAATTTACTTTTGTTAATTGTACTCATACTCTTGAAGATTTAGCCAATCCTATGCTGGTACTAGATATGTTACCTAGAATTGCAGAACAGGGATTTATTGCTGTTCCTAGCAAGTACAATGAACTACAACGTAGAGAAGGCAATTTTAGAGGAACAATGCATCATCGTTGGATTTTTAATAATGAAAATGGTCGATTGATTGCA